ATTTTCTTCCCTGCATTGCAATTTTTAGTCCTCTTTCATCGATAAAGCCTGCAATATCAATCATTGCTTGCTCTAATGAAGTTTCGTTCAAGTCAGCATCAGTTGAACTTCTGTTTGAAAAAGTTCCACCTAAAGCAGTTGGGTGTGCAGTGTTTACTAATGAAACACCATCACCACCAGCAGTTGAGAACGCATTATTTAATATGTTCGCTGCTTTTGTTTGCTTTGTGTATGCCATTGAACGTGCCAATGATCTTGTGTAACGAGCAGATAAAGTGTCGTACAAGTTATCTTCGACTGCTTCCTCAGTTAAGCTGAATGCTAACGCAACAGTTTCATGAGAATATCTTGCTGTAAAAGATTCTTGTGCAGTATCAAACTGTACAGCTGAACCTTCTTGTTTTACAGCAGCTTCGCCGAAGCCAACTAACATTACTTCTTCTTCAAAAGCTCTGTCACTTGACTCTTGGTCAAATATTTCAGCATGCTCGTTTTCATAACGAGAATACTCCATTCCGAACAAGGCGTTTAGGCCTGGTTCTAGTTCTTTCGCCAGTTGGGCTCTATTAATAGCCATAGTAGTCTCCTATTCGCCTTTTACGAGCTACCAGTTGTACCAGTACCACCATTCAGTTCGTGGTTGTTAATCTTTACAACAAAGATCGAGTTGTTCGCTGTCGCGTCGTTACTCGGAGTGTCATAAAAATCAATCAACTTCACTTGAAGTGCAGCCGTAGTATTTTTGGAACTCGAATCAATTTCAACACCTGATATACCCGTAGTGGTGCTACCAGATCCGAAAACTAGATTACAGTTTTCGTTTAAATTTGCAGCTACTAGATTTGTTGAGTCTGAATCTTGCTGAACAATGAATAACTGATGAGGATCATCAGCTACAAATGCTATCGCATCAGATGCAGCCGTTCCGTTAGGGAACGTGTTATTAAATCTAGGCTTTGATGTACTTGGGTCTGTGTAAAAACATCCCATAAATACTCCTCTTATAGCGTCGCCAGCTGTTGCTACAACGACTGTTCCGTCGTTTGCTTGTTTAACTGGATCTCCAGTAAATATGCCACTTGCTCCGCTTGCAATAGAGTATTTAGTTGTACCAGTAGTTCCGCCTGGGGCAGAACCAACTTTAGCTATTGGTCTTAAACCAAACGCTTGGTCTATGTTAGCCATAGTAGTCTCCTAAATTATTTCAGAGACAATGATCTTACTAATTAAGACTTCTTGCCCCCAAATGTTACTCTGCTCTGCCTATCTTGTGAGATCGGCATCGCGGGGTGCTCGTCTTTATGTAGGTCCTCTTCAATGGCCTTTGTCTTATCGTTAGTAAGATTACGGAAGTATTCGTCCCGATCCTCTTTTACTTCGATTGGACATCTCATCAAAAGAAGCCCTCCTGTTCCTATCACGCCTTTGTACTTTCCATCTTCGATAGCTGGTAAATCCATTCTATCGGGATACTCATCTGATCTTACAAGTTCGTATCCACTTCGTAATCTACCGATGACATTTTTTTCATCCTGTTGACCACGATATTCGGATCGTACCCACCTGTGGTGAAAACCTTCTGGTGGTTCTGGTGCGTCAAGGTTTGATGGAGGAACCCATCCCCTCTTTCGAGTCACCTTTTCACGGGTTTCTTGTTTGCGTGTTAGATTTTTAATTCCTTTAGTAGTCATTTACGCCTCCTTCACGTGTTTTGCGTACTCTTCAAGTGGCACACCGAGTTTTTTTGCGATCGCTACTTGTGATGGTGTGAGCTTCACAGTGCGGCGTCCAGTGGACGATGTTCTTACTGCAGAACCAACTTTTTGAGTTGGTCTAGTTTGATTTCCTTGTTGAGGAAAGTTTTTTGCAATTCGTTTATCTATCTCAGTATAATACTCATCTGTCGATGCGTCAAATCCTTCTTCAACCAATTCCTCATGTAATCCCATGGCAGCGTACGTCATTACCTTGTTTTTACCAAACCATGCGTTTCTAGAAGCCCATTCAGTTGCTTTTGGATCTGGTTCTGGAACAGGTTGTTGAGACTGTTGATTAGTTTGTTGAACATTTTGTTGTAGTATTTCAGGCATAGGTTCGCCTTGAAATTCTTGACCTTTTGTTCTTTCACGTTTTTGTTTAGAAACATTTACACGTTCTTTTTCTATAGCTAATCTTGCTATCTCCTGTTGAGCTTCAACTTGTTTGTTAACATCACCTGCTTGCATAGCAGCTTCCATCGCTCTTTTAGCAAAAGCTTCTTGTGTAACTAACTTATCCTCAATATTTTTTATAGCGTGTTCATCTTTCTGTGCTCCAAGATTAACAGCCTGTTTATACTTGTCGTTTACGTTTTTAGCGTATTCAATAGCAGCCTGTTCACGTCTTTCAGCTTCACGCATTTTTCGTGTTAACTTATCTATACGACGTTTAACTGAAGCAGAATAATCTTCTAATTCTTCTTCTTTACCTTTTTTAGGTTCTTCTACTATAGGAGCTTCTTCAACTTGAACTTCAGGTTGATTAGGCTGAGCCTGCTCCTTGTTGTTTTCTTCTTTTACTTCTATCTCGACAGGATCGCCCGAAGTATCTATCGGTACCATCTTATCTTGCTCTGATTGCACTTGTGGTTGCATAGACTTCTCCATGTTTATAATATGTTAGCTGGCAATATATCTCTTGGATCATCAATGACAGCCAGTATTTCATCGTCATTAATAATCCTTAACTCACCACCGTCTATTCTAATTCTAGATCCCGCGTAGCGAGTAATTAATACCCAATCGTCCGTTTTACACCATGGACCAGTGGGAAACTTGTCTTTATCCTTATAAGCATCAGGTCCTACTTTTAAAACTTTACAAATGTTAGTAGTTATTTGAGACTCAGCGACAGTTTCATCTGTCAATATTATACCTGATTTTGTCTTACTATCTAATTTAAGAGGGAATAATACAATCCTATACCCCGTCGGGTTAGGTACTTTTTCTATCTCTTTCTTCTGTTTTTCAACAGCCTTGCCATCCCATACATGTTTTGGCACAATTAATTTACTCATCTTCTAGCTCCGTTTTCTTAAGCAGGTCCGTGAGTTCCTGTTCAGCTTCTTTTAGACCATTATACCTACCAATCATGTATCGATATGTATCCCAATCTTTTACACCTGTAGCTATAGCGTCTTTTATCACCTCTTGTCTAGCTTTTAGTTCATTTTTATAATAAGAAAAAAAGTTTTCTAACCGCATGATTTCATTAATTCTGCCATTGATTTTGCTCTATTAGGGGTTTGTTTTGCCCAACGTGAGTCTAGCATCTCAAAACTTGCGCCAATATAGTTCTTTTCTGCTAATGCTTTCCACATGTTACGGAACTTTGATACACCATTCTTGCCAAGCTGAAATACCATTTCTACGATTATTTCTTGCGCTATCTCATCGATATCTGTGCAATCATGTTCTTCTTTTAATTCTCTTGCCCCTTTGATTGCGTTTTGTAAATCGTCAAGTAAAATATCCATTAAGAATTTTTCATCATATTCTTTATCGTCTTCCCAGAAGTCTTCAACACACAAATGACCTACGCCAACAGTGCGCTTTCCTAGCGTGTCTAGATAAACCTTATTACGATAACCTTCGTGTTTTTTTACTGATTCTAATAATCTTTCGTTATTCATCTTCTTCCTCTATCCATTTTTCTCCTCCTTGGTTAACTAAAATATTAAAAGACAAAGCTACTCGTGGTATTTCTGATTGTGATTCTGTTGAGTAATGAGGACACATTCCAGGAAATAAATATAGCGTATTAGATTTAGTTACCTCTGCGTGATTTAAATCTGGAAAACAAATTTGAGTTTCATCTTCTGACCTTATGTAAAAAACACCAGAGAACATCTGTCCAACATGAGTATGTAATATTGATTGGTCACCTTTTTTAAATTTCATTCCCCAAAAATCTACAAAATTTATCTCAACACCTCTTTGCCAATGAGGAGTTCTTAGTAATAAACATGTTTGCAAAAGACTAGTGGTTGTCTTTACAAAAGGTTCAAAGACTTCATCATCCATTAAAGCTTGATACCAGGTCATATCCGCTTTTACATTTGTGCGTCTTTTCATGGGGTCACCCTCTGTCACCTCTAGGGTTCTATTTAACATAACATTTAAGTAGTCTTCATTGAATAAATTCTCAAAAATATAAACACCATAATGCCCTTGATTTGAGTATTGAATAACTCTAGTATTGTGAGCTAACTTCATCTATTTTTTCCTTTCGATCTTCTAATAGCTTCTTTGCCTTTTTTAGCAATAGCAGCTTGTTTATTTTTGCCAGCGACCTTAGCTCTTTGTTCTACAACCGTCAATATTTGTATTTTCCTAGCAAAAGGTTTTTTAATTCTTTTAACTTTTGCTACAGTTCGTTTAGCGTCGGCAGGAGTAGCATATTTTATCCTAACCGTGTCTTTCGGGTTCTCGTCTGTGTATAAGCGACGACCACTACCTTTTGGTTTTTTTCCTGTTCCTTTTAGTGGATCTTTTCTTTTTTTCGACACCTTTGATTACTCCTTTATTTTTAGAAGCGTAAAAGACAGCTTTGGCATCTTTGCCATAAGTCTTCTCCATCGACTTCATTATTTTTTTACCTTTTTTATTTAAAGGCATTACTTTCCTCTAATTACTTTTTGTAAAGTTCTTGCTTGTTTAGCATGTGTGTTAGATGCTTTTTTCAAAGCTTTAGCTACTTTTTTAACTTTTTTTCTTTGTCCTTTTTTCATTTTTTCTTGAACATACCTATCGCACTAGAACCTGCCTTGATGCCGAAGCTCGCAGAAATCGCAATGTATAACAAATTATGATAATACGACGGTAGGTCTTGTAAAGCGAGAAAACCTTTGTGTACATGTTCTTGTAAGGGCGTGAATACTAAAACTGCTGGAAGTAGTAAAACAATTAAGGCTACCTCGTCTTTCCACGATCCTTTCATTTGATCAACGGCACTTTGCTCCCATGCAACTTTACCAGCAATCTGGTCTTCTTTAAGTTTTTGCGTTGCTTTGATTGTTGTAAGTTTTAATTCTTGTTTTGCTTTCTTTGTTTCTACAAAACCCTTGACGCCATCTGCGACGACGCCAAGTAAAGGTTTAGCTAATAACTGCCACATAAAATTTTAGATTGCTCCTATGATAACTATTACGATTATCGCTACAATCGCAGCTTTAATCCAATCTTTCATTTTCCAATCAGACCACTCTTTCAAGTGTGCCCACAAATCTTTTAGTAAGTTCATACAAACCTCCTTAATTAAATACAATTGTACACATAATTTTACTTAAAAACAATATTTACATTAACTCTGATTTTTGAATCTGTTTGTGTAACACTACGATGCTTACGTCTACCATTAAAAATAACAGCCTGATTTGCTACTGATTCAACTATTTCTCCATCTTCAAACTCTGTGTAGCCATTGTTAGTGTTTAAAGAATATATTAAAACATTATGATCAAAATCAACATCTCGATGAAACTCATGCTTTTGCTGTCCTCCTGTATTTGTGTAAAGGTTGCATCGTATCCTAAATATCCATTCAAACCTAAAAGCACCTAAAATAGGAGCTGCTAAATTATCATAAAACGGAGATATATGAGCGTTCCATTCTTTTGCCCCTGAGTGATACAGTGTGTGTCCAAAAAAGAATTCTTCATCATTAGGATTTATTTCATTAGCGACTTTAGGGCTGTAGAGCCAATAAAAGTCGTCTGCATATCCTGGACCACACATCTTATCATGTAAATATTTGTGTGCGTCTTTGGATAAAAAATTAGGAAAAGTTTCAACCAACTATTTTACGCCAGTAAACTTTACTTTTTTAATCTGCATGTTGCTAGTTTGTCCTTTAGGTCCAGCTCCCTTATTCTTTCTCACAACAAAGGGAGAAAAAGTTACTGCAGCATCAGATGCCACAATAGAATTTGGAAAAGGGTTTTTACTAGGAACTTTAGTCATCTTTGTGTTTTTAAACTTCATGATCTTGCCTTTCCATAACCACGTTGAGCTAGTCTACCCGCTAGACCGCCATTTTTTAAACCTCGTTTTTTCAAACCATTTATAGCTTCGTCTACTCCTCCACCCATAGCTTTTTTAATTACACCACGGCCCATAAGTATGTCTTTTTTTGTTATTTTACCGTCACCACTTAAATCAGGAAATTTTTTCTTAGCCATAATTATTAATGTATAGTCGGTTTTATAAGATTTATCAAGTCTTTAGCATTGTGATCCATAATCTCGTTATATTCTTGTAAAGACAGGTTGTTTTGGTACAACATCTTAGCTGCACCCATCATTGCACCAGCTAAAAGAACTTGATCCTCTGAGCTTTGTGTACTTTTGTCAGAAAAAGCCATCAATTCTACAAAATATTCTTGTAATTTTTCTACTGGTGTTCTCATTTTAGTTTTTTCGTTTAGACAGATTAACATTTGCTCGTAATTGTGCAATATCTTCTTGTGAATCTAGTTTAGCTTCTGTTAATTCTTCGTTTTGAGCTAGTTTTGCAGCATCCATAGCCACTCTTGCCTCATCTGCAGCAGCTTTTCTCTGTAAATCTTGTGCTTTTAGGTTAATTTCTTGTTGTTTTAGCTCAATTAATGGGTCTTGACCCTGTTCACCCATCATTTGTTGCTCCTCAGTAACCATTTGTTCAGTCATTTGTACAACTCTTTCAGCAATTTTAGATTCTAATAGCTCTTGCATCTCGTTTTGTTGCTCTGGAGGTATTTGACCACCAGCTCTTGCTTGCATTTCTTCTAACTCTTTTTGCATTTCTTGTTCTACCTCTTCTCTTGCTTGTAAAGCAACATGTTCTGCTATGTGAGATTGTAAAATCATCATAGTTTGTGGATTTGTTTTTACCAAAGCACTAGAAAAGAAAGCTCTATGAGCATCAATGTGTGCGTTATGATTTTGTTTTCTAAAAGCTGTTAATGCTCCACCTGATAAAGCAGTGGCGTTTTCTTGACCAGGATCCAAAGGTTGTGGACCTGAAGGCGGAGGTAGTATTGCCTCAATGTTTTGAACACCCATTGCAGAATACATTCTTCTAAATGCCTCGTACATGTTGTGCATTTGTGGTGCAGCTTGTGCTAATTGCAATTGTGTTTGAGCCAAAGTAATTCTTTGTGACATTGAGAATATAGTTGGATCAGATACAGGTATAATATCTATTCTTTCATCAAAATCAGAGGCTTTTAAAGTTTGTAAGTCACCTTGTACTTCATAAGGATACACAGGTGGTAAAGACTGTGAGAATATTCTAGCTAATAATTTAAACTCTATTCTTTGTGCATAGTGCATTCTTTTGTGAATAGCAGACATGACACGCATACCTCTTTCCATCAGAGCCATAGTA